TTTTGATTTTACCAAAAAGTGGGCCAAATGGGACACCCTGCAATTTTCCTCCAATTCCGGCGCGAAGCCTAGTGGGTAATGACTACATACAAAAACTTTTCATATAATGGAGATAAGGGGGCCCATTACAGGCCCTATATCCTCTGCCCCCGGCTTTACCATTTCTTTACCTTTCGCGAAGGAGCAAAATGAGCGCAAAGGAAAACAAATACCAGAGGGATCTCATCAAGAAGATCTCTCGGCTACTCCCTGGGAGCTTGGTCCTCAAGAATGACCCGAATTATATTCAGGGCATTCCCGACATTATGATCCTCCACGGCGACATGTGGGCCATGCTCGAGGTCAAGGCTTCGCGCTATGCCAAGGTTCAGCCGAACCAGGAGTACTACGTTAACCAGCTAACCCGCCTCGGGTTTGCGAGGTTCATCTACCCCGAGAATGAACAGGAGGTCTTTAACGACCTTCTCGTCTACTTTGGATTCGACAATGCGGTTCGTTAACCACAGAGACCTAGAAGGCAAGCACGCATTTCTCGGGGCTAGTAAATCCACATGGCTCCGGTACGATGACGCCAAGGTCCTGAAGACATATCGCAATGCCAGGGCCGCTGCGATCGGAACTCAGCTGCATGAGATTGCTGCTGAGCATATTCGTTTGGGGCTCCCTTTCGGGGAGACAACAGATACTGTCGGGATGTTCGTCAACGATGCGATCAAGTATCAGATGACTCCAGAGCAGGTTCTATATTTTAGTCCCTATGCTTTCGGAACCGCCGACGCGATTTCCTTCGACCCCGACGCTGAATTGCTGCGCATCCACGATCTCAAGACCGGACTCGGCCCGACCAAGTTCGAACAGCTCGAGATCTACGCCGCGCTGTTCTGCCTGGAGTATAATGTTGCGCCAACGATCAGTATGCATCTTCGCATATATCAGAACGGCGAAGTCCGACTGCACAACCCGGACCCTGATGATATTAGAGAGATCATGCGCCGAATCGTTCATTTCTCGGATATTTTGAATACGGAGGATCAATGTTGAATCTAAATACCCCCACGCCTGAAGAAAACGATGACACACTGGCCCACTACGGTATTTTGCGTCGGTCCGGGCGTTATCCGTGGGGATCTGGTAAGGATCCTTACCAGAGGTCCCGGGATTTCCAGGGCCTCGTCAAGGGACTCGCGGATAAGGGACTGAGTGAAGCGGAGATCGCTAAGGGCCTCGGTATGACCACCACTGAACTCCGGGCCACCAAATCCATTGCTAAGCGGGAGCGCCAGGCGGTTGAGATCGCCATGGTCCGGAAGCTCGACGCGAAGAACATGTCCCAGGCTGCCATTGCGGAGCGCCTCGGTATTTCCTCGTCCACGGTCCGCAATTACCTGAAGGAAGATGCCGGCAAGACTGCGTCTAAGATCGAGGGTGCCGCGGATATTCTGAAGCGAGAGGTGGATAAGCACCGGTATATTGATATTGGTGCCGGTACCGAGGTGAGTCTCGGAACCACAGCCACCTCTCTAAAGCTTGCCGCCGCCACTCTCGAGGCTCAGGGATATTCTGTTCAAGACATCAAGATCAGGCAGTTGGGAACGGATAATTACACGTCCACCCGTGTTCTGGTTGCCCCCGGTGTCAAGAAGTCGGAGACTGTTCAGAATCTTGACCAAATTCATGTGGTTGGGGTTCGCACGGATCCTCAGGGAAATAAGCTGGCTCTAAAGCCGCCCGCACCCCTTGACTCCAAGAGGGTCATGGTGCGATATGCCGAGGACGGCGGAACGAACAAGGACGGCGTGATTGAGATTAGGAGAGGGTTGAAGGATCTCAATCTCGGTAAGTCAGGGTACGCACAAGTGCGTATTTCTGTTGACGGCACTCATTACCTCAAGGGAATGGCCGTCTATGCCGATGATTTGCCGGCCGGAAAAGATATTCGGTTCAATACGAATAAATCCAAGAACGTGCCCATGATCGGGGACGGCGATTCTGTTCTGAAAAAGATGAAAACAGACCCCGATAATCCGTTTGGCGCAACAATCAGGCGCCAGATGGAGTATATCGACAAGGACGGCAAAAAGAAATTGTCCCCAATCAACCTCGTGAACGAGGAGGGTTCTTGGGGAGACTGGAGCCGGACTCTGTCCTCCCAGTTCCTGTCCAAGCAGGATATTTCTTTCGCAAAGCAGCAACTGGATATTTCTACGAATGAGGCCAAAGAGAAGTTCAGGGATATTATGTCTCTGACAAACCCTGTGCTTCGCAAGAAGGCCCTTCAGGACTTCGCGGATGGTTGCGATTCGGACAGTGTTCGTCTTCGCGCTGCGGCTGTCCCAGGACAGGCATATCAGGTTCTGCTGCCCGTGACATCTCTGAAGCCTACTGAAGTGTACGCGCCCAATTTCAAAAATGGCAGTAAAGTGGCTCTCGTGCGATATCCTCATGGTGGAACATTCGAGATCCCCATCCTCACCGTAAATAACGGTCATAAGGAATCCCGAAAGACCATCGGCGAACTCGCAGCAGACGCTATCGGTATTCATCCCAAGGTTGCTGCCCGTCTTTCAGGAGCAGACTTCGACGGAGACACCGCGCTGGTTATTCCTGTCACAGCGAAGAGTCGCATTCGGTCGACGTCCCCGCTCAAGGGACTTGAAGGGTTCGACCCCTCGGCTGCATATCCTGGATATCCTGGGATGAAGGTCCTCTCTGAGACCGGTAAGCAGAAGCAGATGGGTATGGTCAGTAATCTTATTACTGATATGACCATCAAGGGCGCCACCGAAGCCGAGCTTGCCCGTGCCGTCAGGCATTCGATGGTGGTTATTGACGCGGCCTAACACAAGCTCGACTATCGAACCTCCGCTGTGGATAATGGTATTGCCGAGCTCAAGAAGAAATATCAACCTGAGGGTGGCGTATCTACCCTTATATCTCGGGCCGCATCCGAGGTGGATATTCCGAAGCGCAAGCCACGCTCCATGGCGAAGGGTGGACCCATCGATCCTATCACCGGACGTAAGGTGTACGAGGAGACTGGCGAATCATATTCTGTTACCAAAGAATATAAGACCAAGGCTCCCGTCATCGAGACAAAGCTCCGTACTTCGAAGGCCACCCGCATGGAGTTGGTCGACGACGCACGCAAGCTTTCGTCCGGTACCCCAATGGAAAATCTCTACGCCCGTTACGCAAATAATATGAAGGCGCTTGCAAACACCGCACGTCGGGAGATCGTTGATACCCCCACCTTGAAACGGAACCCTACTGCTGCAAAGGAATACGCGGATGAAGTAGCCTCCCTAAAGGAAAAAGTCCGGGTAGCCCTTACAAATGCACCGAAGGAGCGTCAAGCTCAGCTCATTGCCGGGGGTGTTGTCAAGGCTAAGGTCGAGGAGAATCCCGACATTACCAAGAACGATCGCACTCGTCTGGAGAGCCAGGCTCTCAAGGCTGCCCGTCTCAGGACTGGTGCGTCCCGTAAGGAGGTACAGTTCGACATAACTGATCGCGAATGGAAAGCAATCATGGATGGTGCTGTCAGCAACGCCATGATGGAGTCCATTGCTCGCTATGCCGATCCTGAGCGTCTTCACGAGCTTTCCATGCCAAAAGACAAGCCTGTCCTCTCCACTGGTGTGGTTGCTCGCGCCCGAGCAATGGCTCGTAACGGGGCTACCACCTCAGAGATTGCGGAGATGCTTGGGATCAGTACCAGCTCCGTGCTCGAAGCAGTGAAGGGAAGCTGATAGACAATGGCAACAATGTACTTGACCACAACTGACAATCCATTCAGTCCAAAGAATGAGTTCGATCAATGGCTGACCTTCGACCTTCAGAAAGGTTACAATACATGCGGCCTCCTGGATCGTGTATGTAAAACCAGTGACATTCTAAGTGACACACTGATAGCTGATGATGTCGAAGAAGCAATCTCTTGGATCCTCGATCACGACGTTACTGGAAAGAGAACTTTCGTGATCGAATGAACTCAGTTGAAGTGGAGGGAATACTACGGTTCTCCCTCCTTTGACCCCCGGGGGGCTGTCAATCCCTGATGGCCCCCCGCCCAAAT